GCACCTAATGCACTTACATCTTCCCCTTTAGTAAATCTTTTACTTAAATCAAGTTTTCCTGTCTGTCCAAACTGTTTAAACGCTCTTTCTACATCTTCTGGTGTAATAGTGGCTTTATTATTATTAAATCCCTCATAATAACTGTCCCCCCTCTGAATAGACTGCACGTATCCTTTCTGATCCGCTAATACTGGAATACCAGCAAATTCCATTGCAAGAAGACTTGCTGCTCTAACAGGATCATTTGCAATCATATCAGCAGTTATTCCTCTACCCTTAATCAAAGATATTGCAATTAAATCCTGATTCTCTACATTAAATAGATCTTTTTCAGGATCTAATCCAGCATCAACTGCTTGCTGAATAGGATTTGTTAATTGGTATCTACCTATTGCACCACGACCTCCATTTTCACCCGTTGCATTTGCTGCTTCAACAATAGTCATATTTGTCAGATTATCATTCTTATCATTTGGTGCGATAGAAGTGTATCCACCCTCAGCACTTCCAATCAAATTTAAGATTGGTCCATATTGTCCTCCACCGGCGGCACCAGAAGCACCAGTATTATTTTGTTGATTTTTACTGCCATCACCACCAGATACGAACATACCTCTAGCAACGGAAACCAAATCAAGGTTTCGTAAATCTTCCAATCCTTTTTGAAAATCTAAAAATATACTGTTAAGTCCATTGTCAGTTTGCGATTTAGCAGCATCAAATTTATTTGCTTGTTGATTAATATCATCAGTTCGTGGACCAAAAATACGTCCATAAACGCCATCAAGTGAAACGTTAAAGTCTCTGAAGAAATTAATTGTATTATCAACCCAACCACGAAGAATATTATAAACAACCGTCATCTTGGTAATTAACTCTTGAGCACCTTTAATAATTTTTGGAAGATTTGTAATTGCCCATCCAACTAATATAGTTCCAAGAAAACTCATTATTCTTCCCAAAATTCCTTTGGTGCTCCCTGTTACCACTCTTTGTGTTGCAGAACCTACTCCCAAAGAATTAATTTTCCCTGCTTCGATTACATCCTCTCTCTCTTTTCTTCTTACTGCCTCTCTTCTCTTTTCAAATATATTCAATCTTGATTTAATTGCCTTTTCCTTCGCCCTGTTTCCTTCGACAAGTCCGCGTATGATTACTGAAGACGTGCTATTAGCTTTTCTCAATCCAACACCAAAATTATTCAGAGATTTCTGAATGTTGGTAATACTATTTCCGCTTTTGAATAATGATTGTTGTGCTAACATTAGCTAGGTACCACGTTGAAGTTGGAATATGCACCAAGAAGATAGATGTTATCTTCATTTGCAGTCGGTATATTTGGAACACCAGAGACTGCACCTTGAGCAGCAGGAGTTTCAACTGGTTGTGTTTGTTGTGTTTGTGCTTGCTCTATAGGAATAGGAACAACGGTTACACCTGGTTCTGTTGATTTTGATATATTTTTAGCAACAATATCATCCTTATTCATAGCAGTAAACATGTTTGCAGGGAGTTGTCCAGTTTTACCAATATATTTTTCTTGATCAATGTAACTCTGAACTTCACTAACACTATATCCCATATCAGATAATGTTGTATCACCTTTTGTCATCTGACCAGGTTCCAATCCTGCAGAAGGATCACCTTCAATAGGAATATCTCCTGGTTTTACATTAGCCTTCATCTCAATTTCACCATATTCTGCTGGTACATCTGGATTCACTGGTGCTTCTTGTTCTCCATTACCTGAGAGTTGATCTGCTGACATGGGTTTTCTACCCATCACAGGAGTGATTGGTTTCAAAGATGGACCACCTGTGCCTGTTAAATCTCCTTTACCAGTATCAGTTTTTATATCTGGTCGATCCGGTGGTTCAATACTATCTGGTGGTATTGTTGAATCAACATTATCTATTGGTGGTTCTTCTCCACCGTCAGATGCTCCTTCATTATTATTTGTGTTATTTGTATTATTTACAGAACCCATATCAGATGGAGGTTTTGTTGAATCAGAACCTCCACCTCCAGTGAAAAGTTTAAATAATCCAGGAATACCTTCTTGTAAAGCCTCAGTAACTGAAACAATAAACTGAGAAATTGGATCTGAAAAATAATTTGCTGCGGCAGCACCGAGAGCAAGCATACCAAAGGCTTTAAATCTTAAAGTAAGTAATGCTAGTGCTGCTTTACCAGCTAACATTACAGACCCCATTTTAACCATGTTAGATACAATGGCCTCTTTTAATCTTCTTAATTCTTTTCCATTTTCACCACTAAGAGCACTTAATAGTTTTAACGTATTTACTCCTAACCATCCACCCAACAATGTAAAGAAGAAACTACCAAGTCTTCCTAAAGTAATTTGTGCTCTACCAGATAATTTTTGTGCAGGTTCAATTGTTTTATTTTCTATTTTTCTTTCAATCGCAGATTCTTTACCTTCTCTCAGTTGTTGTTCTGCTAATCTTCTCTCAAGTAATAAATCTTGTTGTTCCTTTCTTCTCTCTAACGCTTGAGATGTTGCTAAATTATTAGCAATCACCGTCATAGAACCTGACAAAGAATTAACCTGAGCACTTAAATTTTGTATCTGATTAGATACAATACCTAACTGTAATGAATTTTTATTAATTAATGCGGTGGTAGTAGGGTCTGGTTGTGTGACAGCACCAGGAGGAACTGCCCTGCCAGTAAATGCAGAAGCAGATATTGTTGTTCTTCTTCCTATTAGTGCTGAATTAACCATTCTGCTGTTGTTGTGCCTTCAGGTTTTCTTCTTCAATATGCTGTTGGAGGAAAGTAAGATAAATTTCTTTCTCCCAAGGTATCATATTTTCTAACTCTGTCAAAGAGTATTTATGATGATGCATCAAGGCAAAATTAATTCGGAAGTATGACTCAAGGTCAGTATGAGCCATACTTATGCGAAAAAAGATGCTAACCCTTCCAGTAAAATATCATTTTCTACTTCAGTGTTAGGATTTATCACCTTAATCGTATGAGATAACTTAGGCATTGTTACAAAGAAATCTTCAACTTCTTTGAATTGTTTAGAACTAAGTTGCTCCAGAAAATCACGAATCTCTTTCTTGGTACAATCTTTTGCGGACCATGATTCTTCCTCATTATAAATTTGTTCGATGCATGAACCAATGATTTCAAAAGTATCATCTACATTAATATCAGACATTGCAAAATTATTTTTCACAAATTGATCCATTGATGGATACTTCATCCTCAAAGTAAGATTTTCATCCAACCTAATATCACGAGAATGATTTTCATCGACTTGAATCATGATGTCATCAAGTGCGATTGTTGTTGGAACTTTTGTCACACCATCATCAGGGCAAGTTACAAGAACTTCAACCTCTTCACCCACAGATTTACCACGAATGTTGAGAAACAAATATTCAATATCAAATGTTGCAAGTTGTTCAACTTTAACACCACGAGTGCTAATACAACTCTTAATTACATCCTTAACAGCATTGGTTATTTGCGCTACATCTTCGCTTTCCATTGCCATGATAAGAATTTTTTCTTCTTTAACTAGAAAAGGTCTATATCTAATCTTTTTTCCAGTTGAAGGAATCACCAACTCATAAGTTGGTGTATTAATTTTTGGTAAAGGCATTACAATCCTTGCACGTCAGTAAAATTATTTAGATGAGGAATCAGAAGAACTGAAAACTCTGATCAAACGGAGATGTGCCATTAAAATTTATTATTGGACTGTTAGATATGTTAAACGCGGCAGCTGAAGAACTACTATTGTAAAAATTAGAGAGATTACTAACAGAAGCATCGGCAGGTGATGTAACTCCACTGTCATTTGGATTAGCAAAATCTGCAGCACCACCTGGATTTCCTTTTGTTCGTCCTTCCTTATTACTGTCATCACCCCTTGCATAGTTAATAGAATATGACTCACCTGCAATATAACGCTCATAGTTAAATGATGCAGTTGCTTTTAATATCTGAGAACCTTCATATGAAACTGTAGTAGCATTTAATGATATTGGAAACAATCCGATAAATCTATATTCAATGTATCTCTTATAATCTCTTTCAAATTTTATCACTTTAGTAAAATCACATTTATATTCATCAGGATATCTCATTCTATAATAATATCCTCTACGTCCAGGATCAACACCATCAGTTGTTGTAGAACCACTGGAAGAAAATTCCATCCAGTGCTCAAGAAACTTTAATGCACGATATTCATTATCAACATAAAAATCCAAGTCCATTTGGACAAATTGTCTTGTATGTATCATCCTTTCGGTGACACCCTGAAAATTTCCTACAATATCTGCTGTAGCAAAACTACTTCCAGGCAAAGATGCTCTAGAACAAAGTAAACCGATTTCTTCTCCAAGAAATCTAGAATCCATACCTCTTTGTTTGAGATATGTTGTCAAATTTGAAGGTAGTCCACCAAACTGCATCAAATAATTTGATGTAAGTGCTACGTTTGATATAAGAGGTTTTATCTGTGGTATGCTCTTGGGAAACGGTCTAGCCACTCTAAATATCTTATATGAGATTATTAGTTATTTAGATGTCATACAAGGGAAAATATTCACCATCATATCCAAAGAAATATAAAGGTGATCCAACAAATATTGTTTATCGTTCTCTTTGGGAACGAAAGTTTATGGTTTATTGTGACAACAATGAAAATATATTAGAATGGGGAAGTGAAGAAATTGTTCTCCCATATCGATCACCAGTTGATAATAGAATTCATAGATATTTTCCCGACTTCTACATTAAGTATAAAGATGTCAGTGGTAGAATCAAACGTTCATTGATTGAAATCAAACCACTAAGACAGTGCTCCCCTCCACCAAAACCAAAAAGGCAAACAAAAAAATATTTAAATGAGGCGTTTGAATACGCCAAGAATCAAGCGAAGTGGAAAGCAGCAAGAGAGTTTTGTGAAGACAGGATGTGGGAATTCAAAGTATTCACTGAAAAAGAATTGGGTATCAAATAATGGCACGAACCATTAAGTCTGGTGGTAGAGTTGGAAGCAAATATTTTTATGTTTATGAAACTGGTGAGGTAACATCCAGCAATGATCCAAATATAAAAGTTGGTTCTAACGTATATGATGATGAAGTGCGTAGGGATCCAAGACCTGCAAAAAATAGACCAACTGATACTGATACAAATCGAAATAGAATTCGTGTAGTAACTAATAATGTAACTGGTGTCAGAGATCCAGACATTATAATTAACGAACTGATAAAAGTATTAGACAAAGCAGATGCACCGATACCTGGAAAGTTATATGTTTATCGTTATCAGGCAATCACACCTGGTATTAGATTTGATAGAAATCCTGTAGTTCAGATGCGTACTCCATTAGAAGATGGTTGGATTGCAGAAAACTATCATTGGTTGGGTAGAGGTCAATCAGTCAGACGATATCTTGCTAATGAAGTAGTGACTGATGGCATCTACGAAATCTATCCATCTGAGTTGAGGGATGTTCTTATGCT